TACGGTAATTGTCGAGTTGATTTTCGTCAATCACACGTTGTGCGTCATCAATTTCTTCTGTCACCTCGGTTTCAGTTGTGTCTTCGAGGGGCGCCTCATCTGTATCACTTTCTTCATCCAGGAACTCTAAACCGTCATCAGTTGTCTGATTGGCCTCTTGCTCTGGTGCTTCTGGTGCTACTTCTGTGGCTGGTTGCTTTGGTTCGTTAACTGTGGTTGGAGCAGTTTCCTGGCTCTCCATCTCTTTTAAGAACGCTTGCTGGGTGGCTTCCATTGCTTCACGGTTCCCAGTTATGGGATTGCCGTTTGGTTGTTCTGCCATATTTTATATTCTCCTTAAACTATTTTTAAGTTTCTTATGTTATCGGCTTCATTGCCGTGGAGGCTGCCTGTCACCAGGCGTTGCTCCAAGTGGTTAACAAATGTGTCCACTATATTTACGCTATCACGTAACCTTACCAGACCCACACGGTCTGTATCTGTTGTTGCTGGCGCTCTTAGTAGTGCGTCAGTGTATGTCTGTTTTAACTCTTGTACGGCTTCAATGAAAATTCTGTCTTCAAGTATTGACCTGGCGTGCGCTGCATTTTGTTCTGCTTCGCCTTTACTGATTTTCTTCATTCATGCCCCCATAAATATTGTATGCGCCACCAGCAGCAATTGGTAATGCCAGCAGTCCACTTCCTTCGTTACGTATAAAATTACGTATAGCCTCAGCTGGTGTTATGCCTTCCTTTTCTGCTCTTTTAGCTGCCCTGGTTCTAAATAACTCCATAAAAGTACCCTGGCTTGTTTGGTCTACGCCAGTTCTGTCAGCTGCGCCCATCCATAAGTTTGCCTGGACTTGCGATGGCGTCATGTCTAATTCGTCAGCTAACTTTCTTATATATTCTTCAAAGGCTGCGTACTCATTGTCATTTGGTCTGTCTGTCCATACAGTTGGCTGGTCTTTAATTGCGTCCATTGGAACTACGCCGTCTTTCACAGCTTTCTTTGGAGCAAACACGTCCTGGACTTTGTCACCGACTTTACGTGACGTAAAATATTTTTCAGCTTTTGGATACTGCGCCAGTAACTCTTCTTTAAATTGCTTGCCTACGTCAGCGCTGTTTCCTAACCAATCTGGACTACCAGACGCCATTGCCATGTACCTGGTGAAATGCAAGTCAGCAGCAATATTAGTTTGATTGCCAATGAGACTTTGCGTAAAACCTTTTGGCTTTGGATTTTCTACCATACTTGATTTGGTTAATGCTACGCCAGGTTGCGTAGATCCTTCGTATCCACCTTGCACGTACCGTGCTGTAGCCATTTCTTGTGCGCCACCAGTTTTGTGTCCGAAACCTTCTGTTCTTGTTTTAGCTAGTATTTGTGCGTCATTTAATTTTGTTACGTCTTTTAATGCTTGCAAGTAAGTTTTGTTAGATCCTGGAACAACTTCATTGTCTAGCATTCTCTTTCTTACAAATGCTGCATTTCCAATGTTTGCGTCTACCTTTGATCCAGGTGACGTTGTACCCATTAAACTCATAAAGTGGCGCCAGTGTGCGTCACCATTCTTTTCACCTAATTCATTAACAAACCAGTCTCTTAGTTCTTCTGTGTTGTACCAACTGTCTCCACCTAATTCCTGGCCTCTTTTAATGTCCTTTATCATTTCAGCTTTAAACGCACTGTTTGGGGCGTCAATAGCTTCTAATGCTGATACCATTCTTGGAGGCAAGTCTTTTGGCTTGTAACGTAAGAATGTTAACTTGCTTCTGTCTGGTGCTGCGCCACTGTATTCTGGTTTACTGAATGGCGCTGCATCGTAAATGTTTTTTGCTTTTTTAGCTATGCCACCAGTACCAGATAATTCTGCTGCAAGCATTAACGCTGGCAGTGTAGCGCCTTTTAAATTACCTAATCCACCAGCTTGCTGTATGTTCATAAATTCCTGGGGAGCGTTATACAATGGAGATAATGGCGTGTAGTCTGCAAAATCCATAATATTTTGCGCCATTAGTTGACCAGATCTGCCACCCTCAAATACATTTTGACCTAAAAAATTAGTTATCTTTTCTTTAAGTGTAGTGTCTCTTGATTGCAGTGCTGGCATTGGATTGTATGGCGTGTACTCACCAGCTTGCTCAGTTAGTATTTCTGTTAGTAGGCCTTTTACGTTTGGACTTCCCATTACTTCATACCAGCTATCTTAATGTCTTTTATGTAGCCTTCACGCTTAATATCCTGGTCTTCATCCATACCAGCAGCTTTTACTTCAAGCTCCTTTTCTTTTAGTTCTAATGCTCTCTCCCTTAACTCTAGATCCTTCTGTGCTTTTTCTGCGTCTAGCTTAATACGTTGCAGTGCTGTAATGCCTTCTATTCTGGCTGCCTCAGTTTGTGCGTCAGCTAATTGCTCTTCTGGTGTTTTCTGAGGTGGCTGAGATTGCGCCATTTGCGCTGCTTGCTGCATTGCTGGCTCTGGATCTGTAAAGAACTTTTCAGCGCCTTTGATACCCATTGCGTCAGCTTTTGCCAGGGCAGCTGCGTAAACATTCTTAGGATTGACTATCATGTTATCTGCGCCACCCAACTGGAATATGTTTGCCATATCCTGGATAAGCATTGACGTCATTTGTATTTGTCTTTCCTTATTGCCAGCAAGACCCACGTTAACTGATAAATCTAAGTCATTATTAAATTTTCTTGGGTTCATTTGAACAGCTGACCCTTTCAATCTAATCATCATTTCTTCGTCATAGTGTAAGGAACCTAGCTTGCATATACCTTTGACTAATCTCTTTAATCCTGTCTCAGCGTATGTCTGCGCCATTAACTCTAATCGTGCGCCAGCTGCGTCCTGGTTAATACGTGCAGCAGTAGCAGTTTCATTTTGTGCAATAGTTGGATCCAGTGTCATTGCCATTTGACTGACGCCAGTTCTTTGCGCTCTCATTTGCTCTAGCATCTGCATCATAGGCATAGCTTGCTTGGACACGTCACTGATTGGTAATTCTCTTACAGCGTCTAATGACTTTGCTCTTACAATGCCACCCACTTCTGCTGTTAATAGATCATCTATATTTACCTGGTTATCGACTGCCAACATTCTTGGTGACGTAGATAAGTAAAGGCTATCCATCATTTGCCTAAGTAACGCAGTGTGTAGTTTTTCTATTTCAGTTGCCAGTGTCGCAACACCTAAACCGTATACTCTGTGTGGGAGCATAATAGGTGAGAATAACGCAAACGGTATTTCATTGACTTCTTGTATGTCAAGGATCTCCATTGCATCGTAACCACCAGCAGTGACAATCTTTAACAGTTCAGCGTATTCGTCACCGTCAGTGTCTAGTCTAATGTAATGCTCAATAACGTAAACTGTCCTGGAGTAGGGGTCTACTGTATCTTTTTTGTCATTGGCAACATTTGTATCGTCAAATCTTTCCAGGCGTTCATCAGTGTCGTATTCGTCAGCACCGTATGGAATGCTTAATACTTTTTCACTGTCAAAACCCATAGCAATTAGATCTGATACGGTTTTCCTTACTCTGTGTCCTAAGTATGGACAGTCATCTAAGTTCATGCTCCTGGCTTTACGTGAAACCATTATTTCTTCTGGTGGAACATTTTCAATTTTTATTTTATTTCTTGGTTTAGTTTTTCTGCACTTAATGTCATGTAATTTTGGTTGCGTGTAATCTACAATCTCACCAGCTTCATCCGTAATTGGTTCTGGAACAGCTTCCTCATTGTCTCTTGATGTATGCTCAACAACGTCACTAACAAAGTCTAATTCAAGTGCAGTCAACTCTTCGTCAGTCAAACCTTCATAGTATACAACTTCAGTGTCTACTTGCGTGTCATAGTAATACTTAACAGCGCCCATATCACTTATAAGAGCGTCTTTAACCCAAGTATGTATAATGTTAAATCCTTCGTTTTGCTTCTTTAAAACGTGGTTAGAAAATAACGTCATCTGGTCAGCTAATTCTATGTCATCGTCAGCGACAGGCTCAAATTTAACTACGTCATCAGTTGAGTAAAAGACACGCATAAAGAACGGCATTACGCCTTCAACTGTTTCCAATACGTCCCTGGTAATTACTTGTGACCGTCCAAATCTTTCGTCACCAATTAACTCGCCTTCGTAACGCTTTAAATTTTCTGTACGTCTTTCAATAAGTTCATCGGCATCGTAACCAATTGTGTCACGCATTTCAGCCTTTAATGATCCTATTATTTTTAAGTCATCCATTACACTATCCATGAATTGTCTATGTTTGGTTTACTTCCCCAGTCAGTGCCAAAGGATCCACCAGCTGGTAGTCCCATTGCCATGTATCGCACAGCATCTGCTGCGTGACTTTCCCAACCGTGGAAGGGTCTTGATTTTAATGTTCCTAGTCTTTGATCGTATTCTGCTCTGTATTGTCTGAGCGCTTGTATTAGTCTGTCGCATTTCTTTTGGTCTATGTAGACCCTGGATAAAATGCCTCTTACAGCGTTGATGCCATCCTCTACACTTTCGTTAGGCAGTATCGTGGGATGTATTCCAAATGACTGCAATGTCTCTAGCCTGGTACGTCCAGATCCTAATTCCCTTACTTTAATGTCGTGTGGGAGTATGTGTTCGCCCCACACGTATGGTTGCTCTTTAAGCCATTTAAAGTAATGCTGCAATCCAACGCCAGAACTTTCGTAGTAATCTATTATTCTGACTTCCCTACCTACCAACTGAAAGCACACAATTGCAGTGGCATCTGATACGCCTAAGTCCCAGGCAGTGTGTACTGGCACTGCTGCTTCATACGGTACAGAACATATTCTGTCATCGTCTGCCATTTGCTGTAACTCATCAGCGTAGTAAGCGCCAACAATAGCAGCAGAAAAACTTGTTTCAAATTCCTGTTGGAAAGCGTCCCTGGACATTAGTCGTTGAGCAGCTTTTAATTCGTCTTTGTCTATTATGTTTGTTTCACTGGCCTTAAATCTAACGCCTAGCCATTCTGGGTCTTCTTGCTCTGTAGCGTATCTAAACAAATCATAAAACGCATTGTGGCCTTGTGGAGTAGATATAAACCAGGCGCCACCTTTTCTGTCTGCTAGCATTGGTCTGACTACCATTGTCCAAAAGTTTGGAGGCATCATTGCAACTTCATCCAGTACAGCAAAGTCACTGTATTGGCCTCTTAACTTACCACCGTCACCACCACCAGCTTCTGATCCAGCCAGTTGTATTCGTGCGCCATTGGGAAAGTCTACACGCAATTCACTTTGATTAAACAATACGCCAGGTATATCCTTGCAAAACTCCATGCAGTAGTCCCAGCTAATTAATTTAGCCATCCTGTAAAATGGCGCTATGTAGTGTCCCCTAAATCTTTCCTTCTTAGAACTTAACGCACGCTTTACCAGTTCATTAATAGCCATAACAGTTTTGCCGAAACGTCTGTGTGCGCATACAACGACAAATCGTTTTTCAGAGTTATGTATTTCTAGTTGTAGTTTCCTGGGGGCGTATTCTATAACTATTTTTTCGGTGACTGCCATGTAAAATCAAATTTCATTGGACTGTCATCGTTTCCTTCATGCGTTATACGTTGCATGTCTGGCATAGATTTCTTTAATAGTATGTCTATAGATCTTATTTCATCGCTGGTTAATGGGTTCTTTAATAAACCTAACGCATTGTTTTCTAATCTTTTTAAGAGCATACTAGTTTGGATTTTTGCCCTGTGTTCGTCTGTTAATTTTAAGTAGTTTTTGCGTGCTGCCATTTCCAAGTCCTTTTAGGATTGTTGGGTTAGTGAGGGGGAGCGTTAATCCCTCACTAAGAGTTTACGTCCAGGAGGCTAGTTTTTGTTCCAGCCACTGGAAGAATTTTAATCGTTGTTTTTTTACTTTTGGGTTTTCTTTATTCATAAAAGATCCAGAGTAAATGGCCTTGCCTAATTGCTCATTGGGATCCTCTTTAATTTTTTTGGGTCTTCCTCTTTTTGCCATAAAAGTCTCCTATTTAAATGCGCCAGTCAGTCCAAGTATTGGTGGTTGCTCCATATACTCTTTGCCCACTCTGTTTAATGGATTGCCACTGATAATACGTTCCATGCGACTGCCAGGCTCGTAAAACTTTGTGAATTGGTCTACTGGATTGTCTGGTCTTTCAAACCGTCTTTTATCAATGCTAAAAAATCCTGGTATTCTTGTTTCACCTCGTCTGGCTTGGACGGCTCTCGCCACTGCTTCACCTAATATATTTTGGTAAACTGGAAAACTTTTTATGTAATCGCCATCGTATCCAGATACGCCAAAATTTTCTTTAATAGTATTGTAGTATTTGTCTGCATCTAAATAAGCTTCGTAATCGGCACGGTCAGCGTCTAATGCTTTTTGTAAGCGCTTTATATTGGCGTCTATGTTTTTAGTTTCCATGTTCATTAGACTTTGTGCGCCTGGATTGTCTCTTGCTATTAAGTCTGCAAGTTTATTAAATGCCATTTGATAGTAAGCGTCACGCTCTGCGCCAGGGTTTTTGGGTGGCGCTCCTAGTTCACTTCTTATATCATCTGAGTATCTGTAAAACTCACCTTGTTTTCTTAATTCACTTGGTTTTATGTTACCTTTTTTAGATTTGTCTTTGTATTGCTTAATTAGTTTTGCTGTTGAAAGATTTTTTAAATCTCGAGAATTTTCTATAAATGCATTGTATGGAACAATTTTGTCTTGCACTGCCTGGTAAGCTGGACTGTCAACTTTGTTTAGTAGTGGACTGTTTAAATTCTTAGAGAGATTGCCTCCAGGACTTGGCATATTTTCTATAGCGTCAACGCCATGCTGTAATTCGTGTATGGCAACGTCTAAAATTTCATCTTTAAATTCATTAAATGATTTTTGTACAGTTTTAGTGTCATCATCTATAAGACCGTGTGACGGTAAACTCTTCATATTTATTTTTATTAAATTTGTTTTTGGATTAAAGCTAGACCCTCTAGTCGCATCATTAACAAACTGGACGTCTATATTTTTTAATTGTGGGTAATTTTTAAATAATTCTGGATGGTCAATAACTTCATCCATTTTATAGATAGGCGTGTTTTGATTTGCCTTTACAATTGGAACAGCGCCACTGCTGTCAATAACTTCTACACCGTAATCTGGATTAAACATTTGCTTTAGAGTGTCATCGTCTAATGCATTTTTCATGTTACGGTCATCAATTTCAAATCTAAGTCTGCCGTCACCTAACGTAAATAAACCAGTTTCCTTAAATACAGCGTCTGGATCTTGCTCTGCTGCTTTAACCAGGTCTTTACTGTCTGGGCGATTAGCAAGAGGGTTTTCCATTATGTTTTGTACTACTTGGTCAAAAGGACTATCAGTGAGAGGTTCCTTCATTAAATTTTGATTAGCTTCTTTAGCACTGGATCCAGCAAATATTCCCAGTGTCGCACCACCAGGATTAAATAAACGCCCTCCTAAATATCCTCCACCACCTTGCAGCATTCCCAGTCTTGTGACACGGTCTATAGTATTTGGGTCACTTGGGTCTAATTGACCTGTCATTCCTAACTGTATAGTCTCACCAGCGTCTTGTAGTTCATCTAACAAACCGACAATCATTCCAGGCATAGCAAATTTTCTTTCGCCTTCTGACGTAATTCTAAACGGTAGTATTGCGCCTCTGTATTGATCGCTATTGTCTATGTTGAATAGTCCCATGATTTTCCATAAAAGGATCCCTGGCGTAAGAAGGGATTAAAGAACACCAGGGATAAGTTTAATTACTGATATAGAGATACTAAGAATTACAGCCAGATATTAGTTAGGGTTACCTTGGGAGGAAATATGTATGCTATTTCACTGACTATAATTCTAAGTTAGTAATTTGATACTATACGACTGCACAAAACGCAAGATATAGTTTTAAATTTTATAAAAAAAAGCTATATGTTGTAACCCAGATCGTAAAAGATTTAAACCTTTACGGCCAGCAATAACGCCTGGAGACAGTTCAGTGTTGTTTGCAAAGTTGCCAAAACCAAGGACATTTATTGCGACAGCACGCTCGTCATTTGTGCATTTTAGTAATGAGTGTCTAACATTTTCCCTGGCTATTGACAGACCCTCAGCTTGTGGCATTCCCCTACCAGATAGCTGACGTATTTCTGAACTCTTTACGCCAGTTCCTATACCTTTTTCCCAGTCATTCCTAAATGAAAGACCAGCAGAAACCTCGTACTTGTTAAGGTGACCCTTTGCCTCGTAAACATCTAAAGCGTGTTTCTGGTAAACTCTAAAGACAATTTGACGTGTCCTGGTTCCTACGTCTACCCAGTCACCACCTCTAGTTTTTAATTGACCAGTAGACCAATCAATCCCTAAATTTGGGTGGACTGTCTTTTTGGTTTTTTTCCTTTTCATAAAACTCTATAAGTTGTTCTGCTGCTTTGTAGTAAGCTGTCCTCATGTGAACAGCCTGGTCACCTCTACTGTCCCATTCTGGGGCGCAGCACTCTGATCCACATAGGTGAGGGCATTTGACTTGATCCCTCATTTTTTCAGCTATTTTATGTACTATTGCACTGTTTATATTTTCCAACTTTAAACTCCTTTTGTATGTGTATTGGTACGCCAGTTCTAGGACTGTCTGGGTTGTCTCCCCATAGTTTCTCTAGCCAAAAACCGTTTGACTTCCAGTCTTCAACCCTTCGTTTCCAATTGCTGTCAAAACCGTATACTTCTGGTTCTGGTTTCTTTAATCCTATTTCTGATGGTTTCTTATCTGCTTTAGACATGTCATCTAGCCAATGCTCATGCTTTAACCAATTCCACGGTCTTACCCAATACGAACTTTTTTTGTCTTGCTCTATTTGGTGCTGGTAATACTCTACAGCTTTTTTACATAAAGTATCGTGGTCTGTTTTTTGTAGTGCCTTACGGTATTCAGCTTTAGCCATGACTGCGCCATTTTCCCAGGGTATTTGATCCCACCATTTTTGAAATAGCATGTCCTCTGGTCTTACACTTATTGAATTACTGTCTTTTAACTTACTTGGATTTTTAATTATTTTTTTCAATTCTTCCTCTTCAAATGCACTATTATATATTGGGTCTTTTAATGGTTCATTAATGGGTCGTTGTTCATAGCTATGACCAGGGGGGGTATTCATGGATGAACAGGGGGGGTGTTCACTGGTGACTATGGGGGGGTGTTCATTTTGACCAGGGGTATCCATGTTTATTTGATAGTAATTTGATGTTTGTCCCTTGTCGTTGTGACGTGGAATTATTTCAATTACTTTCTTTTCTCTTAGTAATCTTAAATGCCTTCTAACTGTAGACACAGAAGTCTCACATTGTTTAGCTAATGTTTGATGACTGTACCAACTTCGATTGCTTTCGTCTGCACCGTCTGCCAGCTTCATCAGTATTAGTTTTGTTGTCGGATCCCCCAGGCTTTGCTGCCACGCCCAACTCAGATGTATTACGCTCATTTCTTTTCCCCATAGACTTATAAAAAGCTCCTTTGTTGCCAGAGCTAAAAAAAGTAATCCTATTCAAACTTCTTTAATTTCACGGCCATACTGCGCCTGGAAGTGCTTCTTCTTCCATCTGTACAGTGGCAGCTTCTTAGTAACTGCTGACTTAACGTCTTCAGTAATTGTTTTTTGTTTTTGTACGTACTCAAAGTCACAAATATATTTTCCTATAATTACGTCATTTACTTTAAGCTGGTATGCCACCTGGCATTTCAAATCACTTATATTCCCAGCTTGCTCTAAGATGCTTAATTCCCAAAAACGATTAGCCTCTTTCAAACTGTCAAAGCGTTTACCCTTGTAGTAAGTTGGCTTATTTTTATATTTAAACATCTTATACTATTTGTATAAGTTTAAAATAATATTTGCAATAAAAAAAATATATGAAAAGTATAATAACAAAACATATAAAAATACAACTTTACAAAACTAAAAAAATTATATTATTTTTAATGTTGAGTAGGGAAGTAAGAGAGGAGGAATATTTAATGTATAATTTATGTAAAATTTTAAATTATAGAGAAAAAATTTTTGGTTCTGTTACTGTCAAAGTCTCTAAACTATCTTGGGGTTTACAAGATAGATATGGAAAAAATATGAAAGGAAGGCAAGTCAGTGGCACAACCAGAACAATAATAAATAGAATTTATATCAATCCTGTGACAGCTCCACCCATGACAAAACTACATTTACAAATAGGTTACTGGGGGTGGCAACAAGATTGCTATAAGGAAAAAAACAATAAATTTATTACAACTAAAACTATAACAGACACACATACAAGATGGTTTAAATGGAATAGTTTATTAAAGTTGAGAAAGGTTAAAAAATGGCTTTCACCAATTCATTGCAACGTGAAAGAATTTTGCAGAATATTACACGTTTGGAATTGTCTAAACGTGTCGGCTGCCATGAGCAGACAGTAGTAAAACATGAACGGAAATCGTTTGAACTTAATGCTAAGTGGAGAACATTATATGCCAGCGCACTTGGTATTGAAGAGGCAAGACTACTACCACAAGGATTTGTAGGTAGTAAGGTTCAAGTTTTAGACGTTCCAATTATTGATTGGAATACTTTAATGAAGTTAAATACGTTAGAAAAGAAATCACTGACAGATTTTGTTGCAGTTCCAAATGCGAATAGCGAATGCATTGCATTGGTAATTGAAGATGAAAGTATGTCACAAGTTTCGCCACCAGGGTCTTACATAATATTAGATCCTAAAAATAAAAATCTTGAACACTTAGGACACTACGTTATTAAATACGATGGCACTTATATGTTTAGGCAAATTGTCATGGATGGGTCTATTGGATTTCAAACTAGATCCTATGACAAAAATATTAAAACAACTATAAATAAAGAGTTTGAAATATTAGGTAGAGTAACGCAAATTGTTAATAAAATATAACTTTTTATAAAAAACTTATACTTTTAGGGTTGTAATTAAACCTCTTTAGTATTACTTATATTATACTATAAGTATATTAAAGGGGTTTTTTTATGGGGAAAGTTATACAATTAGACCAGGAACGCACTGACAAAAAGCGTAACGATCAAGTAGCAGAAGCTGCATTTTCTAACATACACAGTGAAACAACAAATCTGTGTGTTGAAAATATTAAACACCAATTTGCTAATATTTTAAATGCAAAGTCACAATTACAGTTATCTGTCGATACAATCTATGAGCAGTTCAAAGCTGACAATATTCCAGAAGTAGAATTAGACATGCAAACGCATGACATAAACAAGACTATCCATGACCTGGATACAGCTGAAGGAAACATCAATAAATTCTTAGACTACGTACGAGACACAAGGAGTAAAATCTAATGATGCGTGTTGACTACATTCTGTGTTTTCTGCTGGGCATATTACTAGCGCCTATAAGTTTAAAAGTATTTCAATTTTCCATTTTAATCTTATGGGCATTAACAGGGAGTTACTACTAATGACAATAATACAATTAAAAAATAAAGATTTTGGTAAGTTAATAAAATCTAAAAGAAAACAAAAAAAACTTACGCAAAAGCAATTATGTGACCTGGTAGATATTGCAGTAATTTATTTATCTAAAATAGAAAACGGCCACGTAATTCCAAGCCAAAGGATCCAAAGTAAACTGCTGACTATCCTGGATCCAATAGAAAAAGAACCAGCAGAAATAATTAAGGAAGTAACGCTCAAGCAAGAAAGCGACATCCTTAGACAATTATACAATTCATTACATAAAATTTTCAAAAAAGAGAAAGGTGAAAACAATGTCATATAATCAAGACCCATTTGCGCCTAACGGCAGTGAAATGATGCAAATGCAAATACACGCTAATGTCGTGGTAAAGGGAGCATTTGACCAGGGACTAATTAAAAGTGTTGAAGATCTACATGAGTGGACGTCAATAGCGACTAGCAACTTTGCAAAGCTAATGACCGTACTTCCAATAGAGCAAACAGCTATCCAGGAGTTTGCGATGGATTTAACAAATGCAAAGACAAAGGAAGAACGCACGCAAATTATGCACGCCTATAAAAATAAATTCATTAGTAAAAAATCTAAGGACGTTGCCAGAGACATAGCAATTGCCAGTAAAAAGGAGCATGCAGCATGAGGGATTTCAATGAAGTAAAATTGATGGGCAATGTAGCTACTGATTTAACGCATAAAACAACGCCTTGGGGAACACCAGAATACCATTGCCGTTTAGCTGTAGACAACAGCTATAAAAATCCAAAAACTGGGGAATACGTTAACAGAACAAGTTTTATAAATGTCAAATTGCTATTGAGTAATTCACCAGTAGACGCTGCAATTATGGAGAAAATAAAAAAAGGCAGTAAGTTATTTGTAGCTGGCAAACTTAACCAACGTGAATACAACAATAAAGCTGGCGATAAACAAATATGGACAGAAGTTGAGGCCAGGCAATTTGAAATGATGGCTGTCCATAAATATGAAAATGCCACAGACCAAGGCCAACTGGAACAGCAAAGACGCCAAGAAAACACACAGCAAGAAACTACATTTGTTACAAATGGCGAGCCTGGTAGATGGAAAGAAGTTCCAGTTGAAACATCGTCAATGAAAGACATTGTTAACAGTGATAAAACAACTGACGAAAAAGTTGAAGAGTTAGAAAATGCAATGGCTAAAGATGCGCCAAAGGGTGGCGTTGGTGACTTAGACGATGAGATACCATTCTAATGAAACAGTTAGATGAAACAAATTATGCCTGGATTAGTGACGAGGACGTAGAACGAGCGCTTACTTTTTTACGTGATAAAGCTCCACACATAGCAGACGCCAAAGCTGAATTAGAAAAAGCTAAACACATGCTTAAACACATTAAAGCGTTAGTCATGTCTCAACACGCTAATCTAGCCGTAGGAGCGCAAGAACGTGAGGCCTACGCATCAGATAAGTACCGTGACCAGGTATTTAAAATTGGTGAAGCTACGCAAAGGTATGAGTTGTTAGCTGCACAAAGGGAGGCAGCTGCAACTAAAATTACAACCTGGCAGACAATGAATGCCAATTGGAGAGCAATGAAACTATGAGTAAGCAATTATTAAAGGATCACATTGCACGTATGGAAGACGCAATGCTTGAGGATGTTATTAAACCAATGAGGAACATTATTTATGTTTTGGAACAAAAATTTAAAATTGATGCAACAAAAAGTGGACATGCTGACGAGCAGAGTAGACGAGATAGCACGAATATTACTCAACTCCCTAGAAGAAAACCAGAAAAGGGAAAGAAATCTGACTAATGAAATTGAAAGATTAAAGAAGTGCCTAAACGTAAAAAAAATTTAAAGCATGTTAAATACGTTGCGTCTATGCCTTGTTGTTTACGTTTGTACGGTGGTTGTGAATTTGGTGTTCAAGCGCATCACTTACTAAAACCAATGTTTGGATCCAGGGGCATGGGCATGCGTGCCAATGACAGTAACGTCATTCCATTATGCTATGAACATCACACTCAATTACATCGTAATGGAGATGAAAATAAATTTTTTAAAAGTATTACTGGCGATGAAATGTTTGCACAAAATCTAGTAAAAAAAATATGGTTTAGTAGCCCATTCAATCCAGAATTAAGTCATCATTTAAATGATAATGGTGATCCAAGAATTAAAGAATGGTATAAAGAGTTATGGGGGCAGTATTACATCTTGTAGTTGGATACTATTTTAACAAGGTGATTATTGACGAAAAAGGTCAGCTGCCCCTACCAGTATAAGAGAAAAGACTAAGTTGATTATATGGTTAAATTATTTTATTTTGTTTAGTTAAAAATAAAAAAACTTAATAATTACATGAACTTACAAAAAATAAAATTATGAAACTTGTTTGGTACAGAAATAATTACGTTGCCTATGAATACAAAAATGGAAAGTCCTGGCGTAGTAAACCATTAGGTAAAAATCTTGATGAAGCTACGTTAAGATTTTCGTTTTTAAAACGTGACATGGTTTTAGATAGTACTATTGATTTAGGTGAAATAGATAAAGCTGTAATTATGTTTCAGACTAAACGTCAACCAGATATACAAAAAGATTACAGCTACTGTTGGAATTTAAGATTAAAACATTTTTTTGGTGGCCATGACTTATCATACATTAACCAGGATAGTTGCAAGGCCTACTATAGTGAATACAAACTAAAAGGCTGCAACGACAAAACATTAAGATCTGATTTACAAGATTTTGCTACAATGATTTTCTTTTACACAGGGCAGAATAGAAAAAACTACCAGGGCGAACAAATAAGATTTTGGTATCCAACAGCGCCAGATCCAGAACATTACTATCTGACTAAAACAGAATTAAAACAATTACTGGCTGCATGCAGCAGCAATCACTTACGGTTATTTATTTTATTGGGAATAACGACTGGAGCCAGAAAGTCAGCAATACTGCAATTGACCTGGATGAATGTAGATTTTGATAATCGTAAAATAGACTTTGGTGTAGGTAACTTTTACAAAAGACGTGCAGTAGTTCCTATGAATGAAACAATATTTAATGAATTAAATAAGGCACAAAAGAAAAGTAACTCACCTTATGTCATTACTTATTGTGGTGAACCTATTAAGGATATTAAGAAATCTTTTAAACGTGCAGCAGTAAAAGCTGGATTACCAAAAGCGCATCCTCATACACTTAGACACTCTGCTGCTGTTTGGATGGCACAAGCTGGTAATGACATGGAAGAAATAAAACAATACTTGGGGCATAGGCGTATTGATATGACCAGGAACACTTACGCACGCTTTTCACCTAATTATCTACAAAAAGCAGCTAAATCTTTAGAGTTATAATATTTACATTCGTAGGGGTCACTTGTGCAATTTGCACTAGTACATAGTATATGTATAAGAAAATATAAAAAAAACTAATCGATTTTTAATACTTTTAGACTAATTAATGTCGCTTACTTGACATTAAGTCATTGAAAAACTTATAAAAGTATATGTGACCTGTTTGTTGACATCGTAGGGGTCACAAGTTCAAACCTTGTCGCGCCCACCATATCCCATAAGGGTTACAGAAGATTAACCTAATTCTAAACTTGTGCAATCTGCACCGTTTTATAAAATAATATAAAAAACTTATACTTTTTGTATATAAAACCCTTGCAAACATATACTTGCATACTTATATATATAGTATAATATAATTTATACAGAAGGGGTTAAAAAGATGAGCAACAAAATAAAAACAGTTCACGCATCAGACGGTGGTCTTCAATTTGTTTTAGAAGACAATACATGGCTTAAACCAGAACAGGATCCTAATTATATTCGCATGCTAATTGTCGCTAATGGCATCCTGGATAACTTTGTTTATGGATCGTCAATGGATTTTGCTAGTGAGTATGGCTTTGCAAATAACGATGATGCCAGGAAACTTTTTAATAAATCTATAGGTGTTATCGATGAGATTGAGCCAGTACTTAAAACTATTCATAGGCAACGTAATCATTTTATAGGTGTTAGCGATGAGTAAAATCTGGAGATGCAAACACTGTAAGGAAGAGTTTAAAACAGAACAAGTATTAAACCCT